CCGGCATCGGCATCACGCAACTCCCGAGGTTAGGGAAGTCGAGATTGCTGACGTCGATGAAGCGACGCGTACGCGTCTCCTCGATAGTTGACTTGGTTTCCAGCCGCGCCTCAACAACAGTTCTCACCATCACGTCGGCATGGTCGAGCAGGTCGGTGAAGTCGCGGTCTTGCTTGGAGAAGGCGTAGGTGGGCTGCAGGGTGGTGGGGGAGATTTTGGTGGGCGGCGTGATGCCGAGCCCGCGCAGTACGTCGGCAAACTTCTGATTGGACATCAGGTGCGCCTTGCCGATGCCCATCTGCTCGACCATGCCGAGGGTGACCGCCTTCTGCGTCAGGATCGCCTGCAGGTGCTCCTCCAGCAGCGGACGGTCGACGCGCAGCAGCGGCTCGGTGGTGCAGCGCGTCAGCATGTCGTGCAGGATGATCTCTTCGGCCGGCATCTGCTTGATCAGCTGGCGGAAGATGGCGCGGCACAAAAACGTGTCGTGCTTGCAGTAGTCTACTTCCTCCTGCCACAGCCCGTTGGCGATGATGTCCGCCCGGGTCATGCCTTTGACCTTCTTGATGATCGAGCCCTTGGGCGGCAGGCCGCAGTACTCGGCAACCATCTCGAGCGAGTGCCCCTTGAGCAGCGGTCCCAGGATCGTGCGGGACATGGAGACGGTGTCGATGATCAGGTCGGGGTGGAAGTCGTAGCGCCACGACAGGATGGCCATGTCGAACTGCGCATTGTGGCTCACGGCGGCGATGCGCCGGCCAGCGCGTTGCTCGCGCTTTAGCTTGTGGATGAAGCTGGGGATTTCTGGCCCGTCGATCAATGTCGGCTCGCCGGCAGTGCCAGCGGCTCCAAGGCAGATTGCCTCGAAAAGCGGGTCCAGAATGTAGGACGCAGGGTCCATTCGCGTGAGCGAATACGTCTGTGAATAGAACGTCTCGAAGTCGAGCCAAATGATCGTGTACCCGTCGAGCAATTGCTCGACGGGCCCGTTCTGGATGGCGACCTGATCAAACACCGGAGACCGTGAAGGTCAGGGGCTCTGCCTGCCCCTCGATGTCGATCGCGAGGTTGGTGATCAGCAGGGTCTTGCGGTTGTAGCGCGCAAGGTACTCATCGTTGATGCCCAAGAGAGAGCTCCGGGCGACAACGTCGTTGGTTTCGCGCAGGAAGGGGCGCACTACCGGCGACGGGATGGCATTGATGCCAGCCCGCGCACTAGGTGTAGAGAGGTCCATTTTGAGCCCTGCCGCTTGAGCTATGTTGTATGTGGCAGGCCAAACGTACCTCATTTGCTGGGGTGTCCGAAGGGAATTTTGCAATCGGTCTACTGCCCATCGCACCATGCACCATTGAGCGGTGATCTGCGTGAGCAGGTTGACGTTGTCGACAAATTTCCCTTCCACGTCGTTGGTCAGTTCGCCGAAGCGCACTGGCGTATAACGGGTGCCAAACAAGGGCGTTGGAGTGACGAAGCCGTCCTTCACGGCATCGCGGTGGAAGTAGACCCGCACGATGCAGTTGGTGATGCGGGCCTTGGCACCCTCATCGGTGAAGAACGTCTTGTCGACCCAGTGCGTCGCGTCGATCCATATCTCGCCGCGCGCCCGGCTGGTCTCCTCGATCTCGTAGACCAGCATCAGCCCCTTGCGGTACTCGCCCGGCACAAACAGCCGGACGAGCTCGTCTCCCGTCAGATCCTCCTGCAGTGCCCCGTGCTGGGTCATGTAGAGCTTCTCCATCGCTCCCAAGAACATGCTGAGCTCACTGCCGTTGAAGACCTGCGGCGGCTTTGGTTTTGTGGGCATTCTAACTCCGGGGGTTAAGCGGGCACGGGGATCATGACGACGTCACCAAAGGGATAGTCCTCCGGTGGGTTTTTGATCGAGCCCCAGATCACGGGGTAGGGCGGTGCCTCGTCAGGGAACTCACCGTCGCCGTCGGTCAGATAGGCCATGCAGTCGACCTGCCGACCAAGCTGGGCAGCGTACTCGAACACCGGCCAGAACTTCGTGCCGCCGCCGCCCTTGGCTCCCTTGTAGAACATGTCCTGCACGTCAGCGGGGTCTGACAAAATGTCAACCCGCTGCACCTTGGCATCGCACCACACGACGTGGACCTCGCGCGGTCGCACGTCTTCCATCACGCCCGAGCACTCGCCCATCCAGCGCTCGATCAGCTGAGGCACGGCGTAGATCGAGCCCGAGCTATCGGCACCCAGGATCACCAGTTCGCAGCCGAACCCGGACCTGCCGGGTGCGATGATGTTGCGGGTGATCAGCCGGCGATCGGGGCGACGGAAGTCGTAGCCCCCGGTCCCCAGCCGGCGATGGAAGTTGGACCGCAGGTGCTCGGTCCAGTCGATGACCGGCTCGAGCACCTTCTCGGCAAACTTCTCCAGCGCCAGAGGCAGCTGCCCGCGAGAGCGCGCGAGCTCGACGCCCGCCGCTGCCGCTTGCTGCCCCTTTTCTATTTCACTTAACATCTGCTCTTGCGTGATCGGCTCGTCCGGCCCCATAACCTCGTCATGTTCGCCTTCGCCGCCATTGCCGGGTTTCTTCTCTCCTTCACCGAATGGCATATGGAAGTCGAACTGCTGACCCTTCCCCCGAGTGGGCTTCTGGGGTGGCGCGTTGGGGTCGGGCTCGCCATTGCCTTCCAGTACGCCCTCGCCCATGCCTTTGCCTTTCTCACACTCCTTGAGCAGCCGTTCGTAGACGTCGATCCAGCTGTCCATGTATGTGCCGATTTTTTTGTCGTGCAGCCCTGTCTCTAGGAACGTGCCAATGCGGCTCTCAACCAGCATGTCGTTGATGACGAAGTCCTGCGCGAACCCGGCGATCTCGTCGATGTAGGGCATTTTCTTGAAGCCCAGATCGATCTCGCCCTTCTGCCGGTAGTATTGACTGGACACGACGTGGCCCAGCATGGGGTGGCATACCTCGTGAGCGAGAACGAAAATTCTTCGTTTGAGGTCGATGGCGAAGAACCGCTCGGCCACGAGGAACAGGCGCTTGCCGTTGGTCCCGGCAATGAACCACTCGGGGACCTTGTTAGGCCCCAAGAAGGTCGCGACGGCGCGGCCTCCGTCGGGGTTCAACAGGTCATATAGGCAGTGCGTGAAGGCGCACGCATCCCAGCTGAACAGCGTGAGAGTTTCCTCCCACATCTGCTGCTGGGCTGGGGTCAATGCGATCTTCTCGCTGATGTTGATCAGGTGTGGCATCTAGCCCTCCTTATCGGCCAGCTTGCCGATGTCGATGTTGTACGCCTCGCCGTAGTGATAGACCTTGGGCCGCGAGCCACTCCCACAGAGGAGAGTGGCCGCAGCGTGCAGGTCCTTGGCGAGGTTAGTGGTAAGTTCCTTGCAGGCTTCGTGTTGCTCGTCGTCTACGTCAAGCAGACGGAGCTCCACCGTCAACACGCGGTTCGCCTTTGCCATCTTTTCTAACTCCCGGGGTTATCTTCACAGCGATGTCGTCGTAGTAGATCAGCACGTCGATCACGCCATACTTGCTGGCGAGACCTTCCAAGAGGCCCACTGCGTGATGCAGCAGGGCCCAATCTTCGGGGTTGTCCTTGATGCTCATCGCCTCCCCCCACCAATGATGTTGAGCAGTGAGCGGTTCTCGCGCGACCATGCGATCATCTCGCGGTCTGCGATCAGCCGAGGCATGCGGTGCACCGCTGCCTGGGCGAAGGTCATGGCGAACTCTTTGGGCATCCGCCGCATGTAGCGGATCACCTGCCCGACCGTCTTGAGCTCGACCCGGTGCGCGCACTCGTGGCACGACATCAGGCAGGCATCGGCACGCTCGGGCACGTCGACGTGCTCGGGATCAGCGATGATCTTGTCCCATGCCGGCGTCTCGGTCTTGACCTTGAGCCATGCCATCAGCTGGGCCGTTGCCGACGTGCCGAGGAAGCCCAGCGCGATGGCGTTGGCGGTATCGTCGATCACGATGTCACCGTCCTTGCGGCGCTGGCTCAGCACGTTGTTGGTCTTGACCAGCGAGCGCGGCGTGACGAACGGACCTTGCACGTCAGGCACCTTGTTGGTGAACACGACCTGCGGGTAGCGCTCGGCGAACGACGTGAAGATCGGGTCGACGTTGCGGGTCATCGCCCACTTGAGCCAGCCGTTCATGCTGGCCATGAAGGTGAGCTCGCCACGACGATTGATAATGAAGTCGAAGTTGCGAGTGGTGCCGCTGCGATCCTCGACGCGGTTGACCAGCACGACGCGGCTGATCCCCTTGTGCAGGCGGTGCCGTCCCAGCGCCCCGTTCAGGATGGGCTCGGCCGACGCCTTCTTGGTATCGGGGTCGCCCTTGTCCCATTCCTCAAACACGACGACGCCGCGCTTATAAGCGTTCATCGGCTTGCCGGTCACCGAGATCATCCATGGCGGCATGGTGAACTCGCTGATGCGGGTGGTGTGCGACTTGCCTTCCAAGTCCATCCACGTTGTCTCGCCGGGCACGAGGAAGCCGTACATGTCGACCGTCGAGAGGGCGGCAATGAACAGCTTGCAGAGACCCCACTCGAAGCCGTCGCGTTGCGAGTAGCCAGCGACCATCTGGTCGATGCTCTCGCTCTTGCCGACGCCCGGTGCAGAGGCGATCTGCACCGGTTCGTTGGCCTCGATATAGGGGGTGATAATCTCGGGAAGGTCCGCGATAAACAATGCCATAGTTCTGCACTCCTTGGTGAAAGGTTATTTTCCTTTTGACATTTTGTCAAGCAGTTCTTTGTCCCGGCGGTGAACCCGCTCATAGAGCCTGACCAGCTGCTCGGTCGCCATATAGAGAAACTTCTCCAGCTGCTCGGTCGACACTTCCTCGTCGCCGGTCATGATCGACGTGTGGGTGTCGTCGTACGACTTGTCGCGCGGCCAGTCGTCGGGACGCGGTGTCCAGAGGATAGAAAGCATCAGCCGCATTTCCGGATGTGCCTCCATCACCTTCGTGTTGGCTTTCCAGTGATCGTCGCGCATCTTGGTGCGGTGTCCGATGTCCTTGTCGTCCTCGCTCGATATGTCAGTGCTAACTATCATTCTTCTCTCCTCTGTTAAGAAACTTACGTAGTCGCTCGCGGTCAGCTGGGTTCTCGATGCTGCGCAGCCATGAGCAGGTTGCGCAGACGGGGTTATCATTTGCGACATCGGGTCCGAAGTTGACGATCGGGACGCCGCAATCCAGGCAGACAAACTCGCGAATAGACACAACAGGTCACTCCCATGTCCAATGGGGCGGCAGCCTATAGACAACATGTATCTGCGGCGCTCCACGGATGATGCGGTACTGGTCGACGCCTCGGGCAAAGTTCTTCGTAAACAAGTCAATCGTAAAGTCTCGACTTGACTGCACGAAGTCGCCGTGATCGTCGAAGGTGTAGACTGGTCGGTTAACCACGGGGGTTAGCCGGAAGGCATAGATCTGGTTGGCACGCTCCCCCGCCCTCGGTCGGCGGTAGAGTGGTTCAATGATATACTGGGCCGACGAGAAGTTGAGGTACCACCCGGGCTCAGGGTTGATCAGGGAAATCCACGGGCGCACGTACTTGGTCGTCTGGCTGCGATCAGCCAGCTTGCTAGGCACGACGCCCGGGATGTTGAGCTTAATCGCCATCGCCAATCACCTCGTAGAGAACGCGATGCGAAGCAAGCGGCGGATGCCCCTGCGGGTACTCGACCACGACGGCCCAGTAGGCACCGTCGGGCTTGGCAGTTTTCATGGAGGTGAGTTTCAAGGCGACCATGTCCTTCATCGCCGCCCCGATGTCGTAGTGCTCGGAGAACTTGCCGTACGCATCGGACGGGATGCCGGGCCACGGCCCGGTGTTGTTGTCGTCCCGCAGCTTGCCACCATGCAGTCCAGCGCGATGCCAGACCATGCAGCGATAGACCATCAGCGGCAGCCTACTTCCGCTTAGGTCTCGCCTTAGGTCTCGAGCGAGCGCTTTCATTGTTTTCCCTTTTGCCCATCACACGGGGCCATCTTTCCCGATCGGCTTCGGTTGCCTGCCTTAGATTGATCCAACCGAAGCCGACCCACTCCTTTAAGATGCCGTCCGTGTCGACGACGATCTTGTGGCGCTTCTCTCCACCGGCGACCATTTTGAGGAGGCTCAGGTCGCTCGCTTTTACTGTCTTGATTTTTCCCATTGTACTAACTCCCGAGGTTACTCGTCGAACTCCCGTTGCTTGAAGCGATCAGCACCTTGCGGGCGCTGGCCGCCGTTAACCCATGGGTCGTCCGTCTTGTAGGCGGTTGTCCACCCGATGGGGATGCGTGGGTCCCTAGCGCCGGCCTTGCGGCCGAGCTTCTTGAATGCCCAGAGGTGATACTGGTTGGCGCTGTCGACGCAGCGGCTCTCGGCGGGGAACAGCTGGATGGCCTCGCACTCCTCGCCGACGATCTTGTTCTTGATGTCCTGCAGGTCCCGCCAGTCCATGATCGGGGCCTTGTCGTTGCGCTTGATCGAGAGGTGCCAGATCGTCATGCCGGGGAAGCCGTGCGTCGGGTTCTTGTCGACGGCAACCTGATAGTACTCCGACTTGTAGAGCACCTCCTTCTTCATCTGATTGTACAATCGCTCGGCCGTCTTACGGTCGATGTTGCCGGCTGCATCCTCGATCAGCTGCTCGATTGTCAAGTTGATATACTCCGACCGGCCGAACGTGCCGGCGTTGCCGTTAGGCATCACACTCTCCTTTTCTCCATCCGTTTAAGGAACTCTTTCATCTTCTCCATCTCGCGCCGTCGGCGGGGGACGTTGTTCAGCTGCCGACGCTGCTTCTCAAGTTTGTTGCGCTGGCGCTTCATCTTGCGCCAGTGCGTCATTGCCTCTATGCGGCTTACCTCTTGACACCACTTCATGTGTCCCTTCTCGGCCTCGTCGTAAGTCGCATAGCGCTCTTGTGTGTCGTTCAGCGCACCGCCGAACACCATGGTCTCGAAGACCGCCAGCCGTCCGCCCCAGCCATGGTCGAGGCCGAGGAAGACGGTGCTCACGTTGCAGGATTTGAACTCCCAGTAGGCTATAGTGCGGGCGTCGCGGTTCTCCTCCAACCACACCGCCCACTCCATCATGGTGCAGGGGACAACCTCACGGCCCTTCAGACGGTAATGCATCACGGTCCCTCATCAGCTGGCTGACGTCGCCATCGAGAGGCTCGACCATCTCGATGATCAGCGACCCATCGTCGGCCGTGCTCACCCATGCCGGCATCGCCCCGAGCGGGTTGATGAAGCCGAACATGGCGATGATCTCGACCACAGCATGGGGGCTGGGCCCGGTCTTGGGCTTGGCCCCCTCGGCACTCACCGAGATATGCCGGCACACCAGATCCTCGCGCTGGTACTCGTGGGTGTAGGTCACGCGGTAGCCGTGCGGGATGGTGATGGTGAGGTCGTCGTTCAGGGGATTGTGCACCATGCCGGCTGCCGCCTTCTCGGCAAGCGCTCTGGTATCCTCCCATCGCGTCGGCCGCGCCGCGGCCTTCTTGATGAGCTCGAGGCAGGCTTGGCGAACCTCGGGGGTTAGGATCAGGGGACGGGCCATCGTTCACTCCTCTGTTATGTTGAGACGCAGCTGACTGCGGATTTGTGCTTCCATGTCCATGTCGATCAGCTTGCCGCTGAAGATCGGTGTGTTGGTCTGGTTCAGCACGTCAATCTGCAAGGTCGGCGGGCTGAACACGATCGTCAGGCGGGCAGTCTCCCAGGGCTGCTCCCTGACGAACTTGCCGAGCACGGCGCGCACCACCTTGTCAGCGAGGCTGCCGAACTCGATCTCCTTCTCCTCGCGAATGCCGTCGTCGTCGGCATCGAGCATCCGCCAACGCACCGCGTTGGGGGTATTCATGATGGACTGCGCGTGCGTCCACTTCTTCATGCTGGTCACGGTGAGGTGCAGACGCACGAACGTCTCCAGCAGCGCACGCTGACGATCGTCGTCGGGCAGCGCCAGCAGCGCTTCCCACAGCTGGTCGGTCGAGCTCACTTGCCGTCCTCGTCGTCGAGAGGATGACCAACGACGAAGCGGCCCTTGTAGTGCATCCCTGCCTTGGGATCGTTCGGGTCGACCGTGTGCTCCTCGCCGAACTTTGTGCCAGCCCACATCATTGGGTGCCGTGGTTCGCCCAGCACCTTGAGCACCTCGACCATGGTGTGCAGCTGCATGATGGTGTTGGCCTCGGACACGTAGTGCAGCATGCTGAACATCACGCTCTCATGGCGATCAGGATGATCACCGAGGTTGGGGTACTTCTTGATGTTGCGGTCGAGCTCTTTCTTCTCCGTGCCGTGCAGCGACCACACTTCACTGCAGAACACCGAGGCATGCGTGCCGGGGATCATCGCCGCGATCCTGTGCACGAACGCCGTTGCGTCCTTGCTGGCCCGCGAACCCCAGCTACCGCCTGTCGCATCCATCACGTTGGTGCGGCCGAGACTGCCGTCTTTCATGAAGCCGACCAGACACGGTTCAAACACGTCGTGCCGCTGCAACTCGGACATCGCCTGCGACTTCAATGTCAACAATGCGGTGTTCTCCCACCACTGCCTGATCTCATAGGACGCTTGCACCGCCTTGGGGTTGAGGGTCCTGAGATAGGCCAGCAGCTTGTCGTCTTCCAAAGGATCACGTTCCATGTCTAACTCCCGGGGTTAACAGGTCACTATCTGCTCGGCGGGATTGCCGAGCAGACATAAGTTTCCAATTGACATAATGTCAATCGACCAAGTCGGGCCACACGATGGGCACCTTGCGCTGCACCGCATCGTCCAATGCCAGGACCAGCAGCGCCCGTGCGTTCATGGCCGCGTTGCATTCCTTGGTAAACGCCGCACGATCCGACGGCTCGCCCCGATCCAGCCGGGCCTTGAGGACCAGCTGGGGTATGTGGGCGAGGAAGACGATCTGCCGCCAGTACTTGGCACGCTCGTACGACAGCGTGTCCTTGCCGTCGTCGGACATCCAGTGTTGCTCGATACCGATGAGTGCCGCGATTGTGCGGAAGTCATCCATTGTTGCTCGGTCTCCCATAGCCCCCTCACAATTTGCGATATGTCACGATCATTGTCTGGACCAGCGCAATGCAGGCCGTAACCCGCGTCCGCTGATCCACATTGGCGAGCCGATGCTCGCGATCTGCCTTGGATGCCTCGCGCTCGAATGCCTTGTGCACGGCATACATCCGCTTGCACTCGGCACCGTAGCGTGAGTAGTTGAGGTCCATCTGATCGACGAGCTTCTCGATCAGCTGGCGCAGCAGCCATGCCGGCCACAGCATGTCGAAGGACGTTGCCGGGATATAACCCTCGAACCATAAGGGCACGGCCTCGACTTTCAGTTCCATCGCGCCACCGCGCTTGAACACCTTGTCCCACCACACAAGGCCATCGTGACACACATCCATCTTTATCAGGTGGCTGCGCGTCAGTCGGTCGAGCTTGTCGAACTTGTAGGGCTCGACCTTACCCTTTGGATGGGTCTTCGGGCTGGCGCTCTTGGCCTTTGCCTTGGGTGCTGCCTTCGGTTTAGCCTTTGTCTTTGCCATCGTCTGCCTCCATTGGTTGCTCCTGTTCAAACGAAAAGTTTTGGTGGTAGTCTTATCTTCTGATTGTGAGAACGCCAGAGATGGAGCGTATAGGGGTGAATGTTGACATGGTCGTCCATTGGTACATGGAACTGGACGGCCACCTCGTGCGGCTTGAACAGCAGGCGCTTGATGAACTCAAGCTCCTCCCATCGGGGCGTGCGATCAGGCAGGCTGATCGAGACGTGGTCCCATCCTCCCGCGATCGACGCGATAACCCGAAGCATGACTGCCGGCTGGTCTGGCTCTGGTTTGAAGGGGATCACCATCACGGCGTTGAACTTATTGTTGTACACGCCGAGTTGTTGCTTGGCCCACTCTGTCTCGATCAGGAATGGCTTGAGCTCAGGTCGGTCGAGTAGGAACATTGTTGTCCTGCATGGTTGCTTTCATGGTCTCGTCCAGCCCGTCGCGCAGGCTCTTGATGTGCATGAAATCCACCTCGTATCGCAGCGTGGCGATGCGGACTAAACAGATCGCGATCATGGTTGTTAAGAGAACATTCCACGCGATCAGGAAATAGCAAGCTGTCTCGCTCATGGTTAACCCCCGGAGTTAGTGCGCGGCTCCACTCGATGAAGACGGTTTAAGAGGACTTCTACCCCACCGCGCGGCTGTTCATGTGGCCTTAGCAAACTAGACTACGTTCTTGTGCACCTCGTCGAGCGTCTCGACCATCTTGTCGATCTTCTTGGCGACGCCATCCTCGGACGTATCGCCGAGGTGGTACTTGATCACCCGACCGAACGCGTCGGCCAGATGATCACCCGGCGACTTCTCGACAGGCTTGGGCCCATCGAGCAGTGCAAGGTGATGTGCCATGCCCTCTGCTGACCGCACGATGTCTTGGTCGGTCAGGAAGAACTCGGCACCCGGTGCCCGGGCGATGGCGTAGAGCTTGGACCGCTCGACCACCTCCCGGATCACGGCGGGGATGCGCCCAGCCAGTATCTCGCCGGCACCCGACAGATCCTCGCTCGGCCGGATCAACTTCCTGCCGTAAACCCGCAGGAGTTTCTGGACCGCCCCGGCATCGGGCGGTCCAATGTGCAGCACGGCATCGAGCCGGCCGGGCCGCAGCATCGCCTTGGCGATGTTCTCAGCTGCGTTGGACGTCAACACGACCATGATCTCTGCGCCCTTCGAGATGACGCCGTCGACCTTGTTCAGGATGTCGTCCATTTGCGCAGTGCGCTCGCCTGCCATCTCACGGTCGATGTCCTCGACGAACACGACGCAAGGCTGGTAGGCACGAGCGAACTGCAGGGCGCTCTCGAGAGCCGAGACGCGACCTACAGTGATGAAGGTCCAGCCGTGCTCCTCGCACTTCTTGGCGGTCACCGTGGCAGCCAGCGTCTTGCCGGTGCCGTAGGGACCTTCAAGCAACACGCCCCTCTTAAGGGGCACGTCGTGCTCGCGGCACCATTCGGTCTGCTCAATTGGTGTCCAGAGATTGGTCACCACTTGGCTCATCAGGCTCTCCGAGAACACCAACTCGTTCTCGCGAACCTTCTTCAGGTTCATGAAGGTGGGCGGCTCCGTCAGGTTGATGACCCCGTTGGCGAGCTCCAGCTTCAATGCGTGCCCGCGATAGATCGAGCGCTCAGCGACGATCTTGCGGGTGAGCTCGGCCAGACCATGGATGACCTCCATGTGCCTGCGCCGTGCCTGACCCTGGATGCAGAACCTCACCTGCCCCTTCTTCTCGTCCGTCCCGGTGATCAGGTTGCCGTCAATACCCGGCAGCCTGAACCCGCCCCAGAAGATGGTGGCGGTCTCACCCACACCAGTCTCTATCGAGATCATCTGCGGCGGCTGCCGCCCCCACCACTTGGATTGGGGTGTCGGTGCCGCCCAGCCGTAGGTCTCCTTCATCGCCTGCATGAAGGCGATGCAACCATCCCACGGGTGAGCGTCGACTACCTCGTAGATGGAGATCACTTCGCCCTCGGCTGCCTCCAGCCGATCGAGCCATTCACGAGCCTCGAGCAACGTCATGTTGCGCGGGTCGCCCGGCAGGACGATCTTGGTCCCGCTGAACTCGATAGCCGCCTCGATGTTCGAGAACGCTTTGTCTACGGGTGGCTTCCCGCTCTTGTCTGCGACGAGGTCCTGCAAGAACGAGACCAGTGCGCTGCGTTCCATTTCAAATGACATTTTGTCAACACTCCTGTTTAGTGAAAAGTGCCGGTCGCGCGATGCCCACCGCCACCGGCCCTTGGGTTCTCTAGGCCCAAGCAGTTCGGTCGCTAACCTCGGAAGTTAGCGCGTGATCGAGCAGAGCCCGGTCACCTTGGAGAGCACGCGATCGAGGATCGTGCTCGGCTCCTTGTGGTCGAGGTGGATCGACGGATCGTCCACGCCCAGCCTTGTCTCCAGCTTCACCGGCGGTACGCGCTTCTCACCGATGTAGCACTTGGTGCCTTGCTTGAACCAAGCGAGGTGGACCTTGGTACCAGCGACGATGATCGCGTCAGAGGCGTGCTGCCTATGAATGACCCCGGTGTCGGGGAAGTGGTACTCCACGAACTGGGCCGAGACCTCCTTACCGATCAGGTGCCGAACCGCCTCAAATATGTTCGGCGGTATGTTGTCCACTTGGAAGTTCTCGATGTTCAACTGCGTCTTGTCCATGACGCAGACGATCTTCTTGTCGCTGGTTGCGCGAGCCACGGAGTGACCGTGCCCGTCATGACTGACGGTCAGGTCCTCGTTCTCCTTGGCGTCGCGAAACTCGCGGCTATTCATCGTCCTTGAGTAGTAGCACATGAGGTGCTCCTGTTTGTGTCTGCCCGTCATGCGGCCAGCAGGCCGCATTAGGGCAGACATATAAAGGTTCCCATTGTACAAGCACACACGACCGGGGAACCGTTCGGTCGCGATCTCGAACAGGTCACATGGCCAAGCCAGTGAGAAAGCCCAAGCCATAGCAAACCATCAGCATGATGCCGAAGCGCCAATCGGGGGTGAGCCCCCACCACCAGTCCATCATTTGATCCCCGCTTCCTTCTCGGCACGGTTGATGCTGGCCAGCAGCTGTGCCGTCAGATCAGCTACGGACAGATCGATCTCAATATCAGCGTCGCCGATGATGTCGTAGAGCTCGACGTATTGCGGGACACCCGGCATCCGGTTGGCCCCGTCGACCATGCGGACACGATGGGTCGTGAAGCTGGCTTGCCCGCGCCGTCGATAGAACCCCTCGATCCACGCCCCATTGACGGAGCGCCACGTGTGCACACCGATAGCGTGCGCTTCTATCAGTTTGGTGAACCGCCAGCACGGCGGCCCACCTTCCCGATGTTGCGTCGTCACCTTCACCTTCTCGAGCAGCAGATAGCGCTTCGTCTTCTCGTAGATCGGCAGCATGTCGTTGACCTCCCGTACGATCCTCGCTGTCAGCTTGGCTCCTGCAGCCATGCTGACAGGTTGAGTAGCAGCGAAACGATAGAGAGTAAGAACACCACTCGTGCCATCGTCCCGATGCGTGGTGTCGCTGGCCTGATCAGTGCGTCCAGCAGCGCACCAATCGTCAAGATATTTAGTGATGCCATTCCAGCATTTAGTGAGAAGGGAAATAACCATTTAACCTCCTCAAGCAGCGCCAGCATCGGACCCAACATGATTGAGCAGTTGCTGGACACGCCATGCCAGCTCGCGCTTGTCGCCGTGGTCGAGCATGCCGTTCCTCTGGATGGCCAGCTGGATTGCGTCGGCCGCTTCCTTGTAGGTCGCCCTGCGGCCGCGCGTGAACAGTTCACAATACTCGGCCTTGCCCAGCGTGAAGATGCAGGTACTGGTCTCTTGGTCTCGTATCTCGACGCCGTAGTGCTTGGTCACCCAGATCACGTTGACGCCCGGGTTGTGGGCTGAGACGTTGTGGATGACCCTCTCGTGCGGTCGGAGCTTGAAGCCCTTGTCGAGCGCGAATGTGTGGTCAGGATTGTTGAGATGCGGGCAGACCTGCATGGCATAGCGAGCGCAGTCCCTATGAGAAGGTGGCTCATAGGAAGCCTCTGCGATTGCGCCTGCAGGACCGATCACGAATGCCTTGTATGCGCCCAGCTGCTTGCCGCACAGCCAGCACAGGTTGCCATTCACGCACAGCACGAGCTTGCGTTGATCGGTGGTTGGGAACGAAGGTACTGCACCCTCGGTATTCTCGGTGCACTGGTGCCCGTTGATGTACCATGCACAGAAGTAAGGCACGATCATGCCTTGGTGCCGCGGCCTGAGCGCAAGCCGCGGCGGGATGGGAATTTCTTTCTCGTTTGACATTGTCTTCCCCTTGGATTGTATCGCATCACGACGGTCCACCTCACGTGACCGTTTGCCCATACCTCGACGAACAAACGGCCAGTGAAGCCAGCATCAACCAACATCATCGGCGGGGCGGGCGCTGCAGGGCAATCCTGATGCGCTCGGCCTCATCGGCAATACGCTTGAGCGAGATCGCTATCGAAATCTCGATGCATGAGTCGGGGTTGCCGTATGTCTCGCTCGGCAGCGGCTCGATCCGAGAGAAGAGTTCTTGTAGCCATGCTTTGTCTACCTTGGGCGGTGCCATAGGTTATACTCCCATAGTGCTGACATAATGTCAAGTGGATAGTTACCCCTAACCTCCGGGGTTAGCTGAACCTGCCCAGCAAATAGCCAGCGATGCCGAGCAAGATCAGGATAACCAAGTCTCCTTGGGTAGAGCTCATGCAGTCCATCAGGCGAGGTCCTCGTGATCCTTGGCCTTGGCGTACTCACGCAGCCAGACACGCTGCCCCGATGTCCGACCATGGTGCAAGGCAACGGGCCTGAGCTTCATGATGGCATCGCACGAGCGGCCGATCAGAGGCAGGTTACCCCCTGCCTCCGGCAACCACGCACCGACCAAGCTGACCGAACCACCGGGCTCCTCGGTGACCCAGGCAAACAGGTGCTCGCCCATGTTTATGTTGTCGTTCATCGGTCCCTCGTTGCTGCTGCCTTGCCGATCCACTTGAAACGGTCGGATACCAGACGTACTGGATAGGTCTCACCCTTGGTGCCGTAGACAATGGCGACAATGCCCCAGCTTCTGATCTCATCGACGACGGCAAAGCAGCCGTCGAATATGTTGTTATGCGTGTCGACGAGGATCTGCACGACCTCGCCCACCGCCACGCTCTTGCCTGCACAATCGTGTGTCATGGCATGAACCACTCGATCGAGCACACCAGCACGATGCCGATGGCAATGCCCCAATAGAGCGCTCTATCCATTATCGTCGTCGTCCTCATGGGACCCTCCGTTGTTGATGTCCTTCCACTCGATGACGCGGTCGACTGCGAGTTGTCGCAGGCGTTTCTTCTTGCGGCTATCGCTTGCCGCGATGAACATCAGGATGTCGCGCACCGTGATGCCGAACAATTGCCTGAGCTCGACGTAGTTATATTTCTCACCCAACCTATAGAGCTCGGTGAAGCCATCGACGTGCCTGAGCTCGAGCCCTTCGATGAATACCGACACAATCTGATTGTGCACCTTGATCGCATCCCCGCTGGGAATGTCGACGACTTGTAGCGAGCTAGGCGCAGGACGCAGGCCGAACTCGACGGCATATGTGACCATCCGTTCTGCCGGCATCTGCGCCACACCAAACTTGATGGCATGGTGTGTTTGCTCATACCAGCAATAAGCGTACATTGGTAACTCCCATGTAAACATTTTCACACGCGCAAAAAGACGCTCCCCCGGTTGCCCGAGGGAGCGCCAAGTGCCCCATGCCTATCCAGCGGGGGAAGCGTTGCTGGTCCGGGTCCATGGGGGTTAACCCCCGGGGTTAGCCACGCCCCTTGGTCTTGAGCAGCACGTCGTAGGCCCGCACGACGTCGACTACAGTGCTCACGGGTAGCTCGACGTGATGCTCACGCCAGAGCTCGAGAAGATATTCGAGGGGTTTGGGATGCTTGTTGTTGTAGAGCCGCGTTGCGATCTCCGTCGCACTGGACGACATGGCAAACTCAGCGACGAATGTACGGGCCCTGCCCCCGAGCTCGGCGTATATCCGCCTTGCTTGGCCGACCGCGTTTGAGTTTCTCGTTCGTTTCCTCGAAGTAGGCATTATGTGGTCCCCGCTTGAAGTTGATGTATTGCATGTAGATAAGAGCGAACTCTTCTCTAAACGCTTCGGTATCCGCCCGCTGCGCCTCCTTGTTATGGGAAGCGTAGCGGGCCGTCATGTCGATCAGCATGAGCATGCTGTCTGGGAACATCTTATTGCGTCGGGGCCTGCGGCTTGGCTGCCTCCGACTTCTTGGCTTTCTTGGCCTCGGCTTTCTTCTTCTTGTCCTCCTCCTTCTTCTTGGCAGCATCCGTCGCTGCCTTGCGCTTTTGCTTGCGCGTGCCACCCAACTCGGCAACGCGCTTCTCGATCAGGTCACATGCTTCGTAGATGTCCTCGTAGTCGTTGCCCTCGTTGACCTTGATCAGGGTATTGCGCGCACCCCACAACGTGTCGGCAAGCTCACGCTCAGCCGCGGTCTTGTCGGTAAACAGCTTGTCGATCTCGGTGTCGGTCAACGGCCGCTCAGGCTCCTTGTTCTGCGCCCGCGCGAACGACAATATAAGTTCCCACACCCGGCCAGTGCTGGCTCCCGAAGCCCGCATGCCCTTCATTCGTTGCCGCGCATTGTCGAGTAGCTCGACGCCATCCAGCGTCTTGTTCGATCCCAGCACGATGAAGTGCTTGATGTCGCTCGCACGTTGCTTGGTGTCCTTGGGGTCGAGCCCGCCCACGTCGGCCTGCTCCTCGGCAGCGCCCTGCATCATGGTTGTCCAGATGGTCTCGTTGTCGTCGACGCTGAACAGACCCTCCTTGGCACGTGCCGTCACATACTCGGCCAATGCAAGGCGCGCTGTCTTGCCTTTGCCTTCACGTCGACCAAGATCGCGTATCGCATCCATGGCAACTGACTTGGCCTTGGCGATGTTTGAAGCGATGTCCGATTGGCTTACCATTTGATTACCTCTTGACATAATGTTAAGGGTGCTGGTCGCGAGGTTGAGAGGATACCTCCACCAGCCCTAGACCTCCGTCTCTCGGTCGGGGCTTCCCACGGTTAACAGCCGTGGGGGTCCAGCAGAACAGGTCACATGGGGTGGTGCACGGGCGCACCACCCCTAACCTCCGAAGTTAGTTGGAAGTTTTAACTGGACGTTGACCAGCCGCACGCGCCTCGCTCTGCCGCTCGATCTGGTCAAGTACCATGTGCTTGTCGGTCATCAGCTGATAACCGGCATGCTCGGCGTATCTCGCCGCTCCCCGTGCCGTATGCCAGAAGCCTGACAACAGCATCCATTGTTCGTTGGGTGACTGCACCCACAGCACGAAGCGATTGCCGCCCGTCATGGGCAGCACGCACGCATGGAGGTGTGACTTCAGCACATCCTCGATCCAACGCTCGTTCTTTGAGCTCATGTTGTTCCCCTCTTAGGTGTGATCGCCCTTGGGCGGCGCGATCACCTTGAAGCCAAGAATGTTAGCAGCGTTCTCTGCAGTCTGGTGGCTGATGTACGGTGAGAACAACCGCACGTCGATGCCCGATGGTGTGGTCAGCAAGATCCAGAACTGGTCACCGATCTTGCGGATGTAGGCGGATGGGACGTAGGTCATGCCTGCCTCACTCGCTTGCGGGCCTTCCGCCCACTCACTCGATCGGTGCCTACGTCAGTGAAGGGCTGCCACACACGGCGATAGCCCAGGGCACGGCCTGCCGCCTCGAGCGTGGCATTCTGCGGGCGCTTGGTCTTGCCCTCGAACCACGACTTGACGCAGCCGCCCGTCGGTCCACCTTTTTCGTGAACCTCCTCGTAATCCTCGGCAGAGAGGTTGCGCTTGCCGAAGTGGTCCTGCATCACGGTGCGTATCGCATCGATGGCAGGGTCCTTGTCGCGAAAAACGTACGCGCTGTAGAGCACGTAGCCACGTTTGCCCGTGGCACGGGATTTCTTCTTGGCCATGTCACTTCACCACGGTGAACTGCACGGCAGCGCCCTGCGTGCCGTTGAGCGGCTTGCCGCGCTTGATGACACCCGCCTCGACCAGCTTCTGCAGGTGGAACGAGTAGCCGCTCGCGCTCAAGCCGACGTCGGTCAGGATGGTCTTGAGGTCGGGACCCCTGAAGGTCTCGATGCGGCGCTTGTGGATCTCCTTGGTCAGCATGTCGAGCGTGTCGGCCGATGTCGGCCGCACCTTGGATTTGGAAGCCTTGCCCCCGCCTTGGGCAGGCTCGACGTTGGGCACGTATGCGTGCTCGACGTTGCGCGCCAGACCTGCAAGGCGTTTGAACGCCTCGCCGAGCTTGGCGTCCTCTACGAAGAATGTGATCCTGAACATGTTCGTTGTGCTCCGTTGTTGACTGCGTTGCGGCGATCGTACAGGTCACGAGGGCTGCCGCTAACCCCCGAGGTTAGTATGTTTTCCACTTGACATTATGTCAAGTGGTAAGTATTGGTTACTTAAAGTAACCTGCCTAGTACGGCAGATCGTCGAAGTGATGGGGCATGAACTCCCAGAAGGAGAGCAGATCGCCTTGCGCTGCCCCGTAGGTGCCGTGCTCGGCACGATCCCGGCTGTGGCGCTCACTCTGCAGCCATGCCTCGGCAATGATGCTCAGCGAGCGGTATGTCGTCTTGCGCACGCCGTTGCGCTTTGATCTACGTGTTTTCATTTGACACTCCTTCGGTTGATGAAGCTGCGATAGTCCTCATGCCAGTCGGCAATGAACCCGCCGATCTCCCCGTAGGTGAGCAGCGGGTGCGCGGTAGCCGTCCGGTTAGTGCGGCGCAGGTCGAGCTGCGTCACGTCCCATGGTCCCGGGTGGATTGCGATCCACACGTCCATGGCCCTTGATTGATCGTGTATTGCGCTTTGAAGCCGGGACCGCAGGGTGCCGAGGCCGAAAGCCATCCCCAATTCCACACGCGCAGCGCCACACCAGTAGCGATGGATGAGGCAGATGCGGGCGTTCACACTCAATCTGACCGGTTTTCTCATTAAACATCTCCTTGGTGCAGTCGGCTTGGTGCATTCTGTTAAGTCGTAACTCATTGATATTGCTCATAAGTGCAAAGGTGTAGTCGATGTGGAACAACCCGCCCCCCGGGGCAGAGGGCGCGTTGTAAAATTTTTACAAACGCAAAATTTCCCAGGGGGGGTGTACCCCCTGCACCAAGTGCACTTATGCACCAAGGATATTCCCAATATACATACTCTGACAGAAAGAGAGTTAAATACAAGGACTTAGCCGCACCACTGCCCTTGCCGTCCTTGGTGCAACTGTCCAGTGGTAAGCTACACCAAGGTGCACCAAGCGCTGCCCTCGACGGCTGGCACAGGTCACATTCCTGCCACATTGCGGGAAGAGGGAAGTTTCCATTTGACATTATGTCAAGACCTCGCTCCGCCTGCCCTCGACCGGCCATACAGGTCACGAAGTGACCGGCCGCGCCAGCGGCCTGCCGGACGTAACCCCGGGGGTTAGAGCCGGACATGGAAAAACCGGACGGCTTGCGCCGTCCGGCTCCTCCCACCCCACACTAGGCCGCGTCGGCCATGATCTCCTTTAGGAAATCGTCGTCGTCATCCGACGCGCTGCCGCCCGTGGCCTTCACGGCGGCCTCGAAAGCGTTCATGGCCAGTACCATCTTTTGATAGGCCGTCTTCACGTTGGCGTTACCAAGCAACGTCGCCTTGAATGCAGGCTCCTTAGCGAGCGCCGTGCCAGCCTTGACGATGGCCGACGCCTTGCCGTCCAGCTTTGGCGCGTCCTGCGAAGCCTTCCACATGGTGGCAAGCTTTTCCTCGCTCGGCTCCTCAGTGAGCGAGTAAACGTCCTTCATGAACGCGCCGCGTGTGGAGTACTTCCCTTTGACGTTGTCGAGTATCCAGACGAGAACCGACGTTGTGTCCCATCCCTTGACGAAGCCGAGAGCGGCGAAATTCGCGTAATACGAATTGTACGTGCCAACCGACTTGTCCGAGAGGATCGTGCGGCCGGTCGACCCGCCCCGCATCTTCGCATTGATGGCCTTCAAGTAACCATCAATCGGGGCCGGTTCATTGCCGCCAGACGCCTTGCCGATACCCCACATGTAGACCGCGATGCGGCGGTTCAGCGTGCTATCGGAAGCGCCGATCTCAAACTTGTCAATCGCCGCGTTGCGGTCCTTCTCGCTCTTAAGCGAGCCCATGAGGCTCAGGTCCGACTTGACTAGGTCCTTTGTTTCGATGGTAGCCATTTTCGTATCCTTTGTTTTGAAGCCGGGACTATCCCGCTTCTAACCTATGTCGAGTGTAAACCGTTGACATAATGTCAAGTGGATAGCCACGGGGGACATGGACAGGACCCGGCCCCGGCCCTGGGGGGTTAGGCACTTCGTAAATCTGTAGGAGGGAAAAAAGGTATTTTCCACTTGACATCCCACGGCTTCTAAGCTACCTTGTAACCTCGGGAGTTAGTCCCCACTTGACAAGGCAACTCAGCTTCGTCAAACAAAGGTGAAAGAGGAAGTTTCCATGGCCTACGACGTTCAGATCAAGTCCGACCCCTCGCCGATGCCACTGGCCCCGGCCATCCTGATCCTCATGCACAAGCGCCGGCGTTCCGCGTTTATTGCGTATTCATCCAACGCGAGAGGCCGCGCAGCGGTGCTGGCGAGCTCTATCCGTCACCGGGACGACGCCGAGCGAAATCACCTGCGTGACCTGCCTCCTGGCGACATCACCGACTTCGCCCTGATGGCGGTCAACGTCGGGCTTGATCGCAAGGAGGCCGACGATAAGGTCGAGAAGCTGCAGCGCAAGTTCGAGCGTGATGGCTTCAAGCTGTTTGGCGGCTCACGATCGGCGATGCCGAAGATCACGCTCGACGGCAAGCGCATGTCGATCGTCGAAGCGATGGAGGTGGCCAAGTGCAAGGAAAACTACCAGACGGTGTACCGTCGCATCCAGCGCGGCTGGAAGACGAAGGAAGCGCTCGGCTTGACTGACCGGGCGTAACACGCCAACCCGACTTGCTGCTAAACGCAGCAAGCGGGAGGGCGCAGATAGGTTTCACGTGAAACGTCAAAAGGAGAAGTCAAATGGGAACTAAGAACAACCCCGGCAAGTTCGGCTGCTACGAAGATGCCGCCCCCGACGAGCCGATCTTCGTGCTGCGCGCCAAGGATGCCATGGCACCCCACGTCGTGCGCTCGTGGGCCGGTGCCCGGCAGAGCCAGATCGAGGCGGGCATGCGGCCTACCAGCGACATGGAGAAAGTCGTCGAGGCCCGCCAGTGCGCGGCCCAGATGGAGCTCTGGCTGGCCAACCAGCGACGCTCCGAGATCGAGACCCACGAGCGCACCGCGCTGCGCGCTGCCGCGGTAGATCCCCGCCCGCCGACACCGGCTCCTGCACCAGCGACGGCTGAACCGCAGCCTGCCCCGGCTCCAGTTGCAGAGGCCGCGAAAACTATCTAACCACTGGGGTTAGCCTGCCCTCTTGCGGCTTGTCAGCCGCAAGTTGGGCTGGCAAGATAGTGGTTGGGGGTCGGCATGAACCGGTAGGGTGTCTCAACGGGCACCCGCCCCCGCCTACTAGTTCGCCAACCCGACTTGCGGCGATCGCCGCAAGCGGGAGGGCGCAGAGGGGGGATAATTCATGGCCGTCCCGACGCCTGCCGAGTATGCCGCCATCCTGCACGCGCAGCTGCGACCGCAAGCACTCCTGCTCTACGCCGAGTTCATGTACGCCCGCACCCCGCCCGAGTGGCAGGATGCCATGGCCGACTTGGTCGAGGCCGACCTCGCGGCACCGTTCGATCCGGACCCCACCAAGGTGCTCGTTTCCAACGGCGACGCGCTTCCCATCACGACGACCGGCGCTGTGGCGTTCGGCTCGGCGGTGGCAACCGTCGCTGCATCGGCGTTCGTGCGCGGCGAGGTGACCCCGGTCGCCACCCGCGCCATCGTCGACCACGGAGCCAACGTGGTGGTGCAGGACAACGGCGGTGGCGTGAACGCCAAGTCGCCGGGTGTCGCCGACGTCACCGCCCACACGCTCAACTTCGCCCGCCTTGCAGCGTAAGTAGGCCGGCTTAGTCCCCTCGCTTCTTACCTAGATGGGCGAGGACTTGGGCTGAGGCGAGGCTCCGCTGAACGAGGCTCCCCGTTGGGCCGGTCACCGGGAGCGGACCTCGCAATCTCAGGTCCAGCCGGCCGCCGACGGCACCGGCTTCTTCTTCCCCAGCGACTGCATCGAGGCGCGCATCACCTTGCGCGCGATCGACGTCGCCGTGTTGCCCGACGCGGCCATGCAGAGATATTGGTGGGCGTCGCAGACGTGGGACCAGCGGTTCTTCTCGGGGATCGCCGCGCTCTCACCGATCTGGTTGAACTTGAAGCGGTACGATCCGTTGAGGCCGGCGACCAGGGTCGGGCACTTGGTCCGGTTGATCAGCATCGCCGCAGTCCCACCACGAGTTTCTGTCATAAATCGCTCGGCGGCGTTCAGCCGCGGCGCGAGCTTGTTGGAGGGTGCCGGCATGCACATGAAACCGGCCGCGCGGATCACATCGTAGCTGGTGTACTCGTCGAACGAGCCGCGCGCCATGCCGGCCGGGTCGAAGATAATTACCATTGGACAAGTGACGTAGCGCGGGTTCGACATCAGCACCTGCCGGAGCTTGGGCAGCTGCAGCTTGAGACCGATGTCGTTGGCGGCGACCTCCTCGTGGATCATCAGTCGTGACAAAGTGTCAACCTGACCGATCAGTCCCCACGGGTCGCGGCCAAGGTCGAGGCCGATGAGCAGCGGCGCACCGGGGATCACCAGCAAGTCGTCGCGGCAGTGGAAGTCGATGTAGAACATGCCGTGGTACACGGCGGCACCGGACGGGTCGGGGCCGAATTCGGCCATGACGTAGCGCTTCACCCACGCCGGGTTGGTCGAGGTGCTGAGCCGGGCGTAGTACTCGCGGCCCTTGGCCAGCCGGACCGGATGGTCGATCGGCAGTGCCGAGGTCGCTGGCGTCTGCAGCAGCCAGTTGAGGTTCTCGGCGTCGGGGGCGAGACCGGAGGGTTGGATGAACACCTGCCACCCCGGGGGCGGCGTGGCGACAGCGGTGTGCCAGGGTGTCCCCTCGGTCGGCATGTTGCTGTCGAGCACCACGCCGTACCACGTCGCACCGCCGTCGATCACCGACGGGAAGCGCCCGCAGCGGCCGGCGATGGCGACCATCAGGTCGAAGTCGATCTCGATGGCTTCCGACACGAACGCGCCGGTGATGTTCATTGACAGGATGCGCTTCTGGTCCTCGGGCGTCTCGAGTGGCAGCAAGATCCACTCGCTCACCACGTCGCCGAACTTGAACCACACCGTGCTCTCGGACACCCGCCATTCCATCAGTGGACCGAACCACTGGATGATGTCCTTGAGCACGGTGTTCTTCAGTTGCTGCAGGGTCTGGCGCAGCAGAGCAAACCGGGTATGGCGTATGCCGTCAAGGCCGGGCATCTGCTCGCAAGCGCGTCGCAGGAGCTCGAACAGGACGGTGGTGGTCTTGCCGGAGCCCAGTGGTCCGAGGATGAACCGGTAGAACGAGTTGCTCAGCATGAACGTCACGCCCGTCGGGGGCGGGACGAAATTGATCTCGATCATGGACGGCACACCGCGTAGAGCCACGACCGCATCCGCGAGTAACCAAACCCGCGATAGATGCTGTAGCGTTGGCTAGTGGTAATTCCTTGTTGACGCATTTGGCTGTCGAGCCACGCCATCAGGCAGATGATGTGGTCGACGCGCAGGTTGTCGACGTTGACGGCCCATTCGCCGCGCGGATACCAGACGATCACGAGATGGGTCGGGAAGGTCTGCTTGATGTGCTCGCCGCAGTCCTTGATCCAGTCCTCCATGGTACTCATGGTGTCTCACTAACTCCCGGGGTTAGGACTTCGCCCTCGATGATCTTGGGCTCGTTGGTCTCCTTGTCAAAAGAAAGTTTCTTACCTCCCAGCAGGATGTTGATGGTGACCCGGCCCGAGCCATCGTCCTTGGTCATCTGCGCGGCGTCCAGCTGACCCAGCTTGGCCAGGAAGTGCAGCGCCTTGATGCGCGCCTCGCCACCGATCGCCGGGTTGCCGACCATGCTGACCGCCTCGCCCATCGACTCCTCGACAGCGATCGCTGCCTTGATGGCGATGCGGTTGCGCAGGTTGTCCTTGGTGTTGCCGGCCCACACGGCGGCCTCTTCGGCGAGGCGGGTGAGGAAAATCTGGCTGGCTTGGATGCGCTCCCACTCTTCGCTGTTGATCGAGTGGGTCTCGAGGATGAGCTCGAGGGGCTTCAGGTGACGGGCAACTTCGCGGGCCAGACGCGAGATGTCGACCTCGGTGATCGGTCCTTGGTGGCGCACGATCGGGTTCTGGATGTTCACGATTGGGCTCCTTGTAGGAAAATTGCCGTAAAGCTACTATGGCTGGTATAAAATCAGAACTTCTCAGAGGGCCGCATTCGATGGGTGCACCGTTCTATCCGTCGCCACCGCCGACGTCGGTGCCGCTCCAGCAGCGATTTCCAGCGTCACTTCGCGTGGTGTCGAACGCGGAGATCGACCAGAAAGCGGCTGATGAGATCGCTCAGCAGCAGGCCGCCAATACCCAATATACCGGCCTTTTGGGCTTCATACGAAACGAGTGGGACATCATGCGCCGGCACCGCGACAGTGCGGTGGGATGGACCGAGCGGTTGCTCGCAGCACTCCGAGCGTTCAACGGTGTCTACGATCCGACTAAGCTGGCTGAGATCAGGAAGTTCGGCGGCTCCGAGGTCTACGCGCGACTGATAGCGGCCAAGTGCCGGGGCGCATCGTCCCTCTTGCGCGATGTGTACCTCGGAGCCGACCGGGCATGGGGCCTGCAGCCCGAGGCCGATCCCCCGGTGCCGGACGACGTGCAGAAGGCGATCAGCCAGCTGGTGCAGGCCGAGATGGGTCAGGCGCAGACCATCGGCATGCCGATCACGCCCGACCAGATCAGGCAGCGGCTATGGGGCCTGATGGCGCAGGCGCGCACGGCGGCGAAGAAAATGGCCGAGGACAAGACCCTCCTGGCCGAAGACAAGCTCGACGAAATCCTGACCGAGGGGAACTTCTACGGAGCGTTCGCCGATTGTTTGGTGGACGTTCCGCTTTTCCCCTACGTCTGCCTCAAAGGCCCGTCGGTCCGCATGGTGTTCGAGGTCGACTGGTCGACCGGCCGCCCGGTGATGCGGCGCAAGCCCAAGCTCTGGTGGGAGCGAATTTCTCCATTTGACGTCTATTGGTCCCCCGGCGCGGCAGACATCGAGGATGCCAGCATCATCGAGCGTACGCGGTTCACGCGGACCGACTTGAACGACCTGCTCGATGTCGAGGGCTATGACCACGCAGCCATTCGGGCCGTGCTGGACAACTATGGCCGCGGTGGTCTCAGCATGGACTGGGACATGGCAGAGGGCCCGCGCGCAGCGCTCGAGAGCCGCGAGGACCCGTGGTTCAACCAGAGCCATATGATCTCCTGCCTGCAGTTCACCGGCAACGTGCAAGGCCGCATGCTGCTCGACTACGGGTTCACCGATCAAGACATCCCGGACCCGATCCGTGACTACGCCATCGAGGCGTGGATGATCGGTCAGTACATCATCAAGGTGCAGCTGGGCGTGAGCCCGCGCCGCCGCCACAAGTACTACATTTCGAGTTGGGAGAAGGTCCCGGGCACGCCCGTCGGCAACGCCATCCCCGACCAGATCAGCGATCTCCAAGAGGTGTGCAATGCCTCGCTTCGGTCTCTGGTTAATAATCTGTCGATCAGCAGCGGTCCGCAGGTCGTGGTTAATGACGAGCGTCTTGCCGGTCTGGAGACTGGTGAGGACCTCTACCCGTGGAAACGGTGGCACGTCACCAACCCGGTGATGACGAGCTCGACCGAGAAGCCGGTCGACTTCTTCCAGCCCCAGAGCAACGCCAATGAACTGCTTACCGTCTTCAAAGCGATCTACGATCTTAGCGACGACGTGTCGGCGATCCCTCGTTACCTATCGGGTAACTCGCCGGGTGGAGGTGCCGGTCGCACGGCGTCGGGTCTCGCGATGCTCATGGGCAACGCGTCGAAAATTCTCCAGACGGTATGCGCCAACATTGATCGCGACATCATGGACCCGGCCCTCACCAATCTGATGGATCTGGTCCTGCTCACCGATACTAGCGGCATGCTGCAGGGAACCGAGACGGTAACGACCAAGGGTGTCGCCGTCGCCATGCAGCGCGAGACGATGCGGGCTCGCCAGCTGGAGTTCCTGCAACTCACCGCCAACCCGATCGACGCCGCCATCATGGGGCCCAAGGGACGCGCCGCCGTGTTGCGCAACGTATCCACCACCATCGGCATGCCGGGCGAGGAGATCGTGCCCAGCGACGACGAAATCGCTCAGCAGCAGGAGCAGGCCAAGCTCAACGCCGAGCAGGCTGGCCGGGCCGGGCATTCGCAGGAGCCGCCTGAGCAACCCGAGCCCGGTGCCGGCGAGCGCGAGACTGGTGCGCCGCCGTCAGGTGGTCCACCGTCGGGCGGTGGCAATACCCCGCCCCAACAAGGTAAACCGGGGGGCGAGAGCGAGAAGGCTCAGGCACCACGAACAGCGTTGTTCATGCAACGGCCGCGAGGCCGCTAACAGGAGGATGCGATGGCTGAAGAGACCAAAGGATCGACCGTCAAGAAGGCGAACTGGGGCAAGCTCGGTGGCACGCATGCGATGCATGGTGCGCGGGGCACTGCCGAGCAAAAGCCGGGTGTGAGCTCGCAGGAAGGCTCGGGCCCGCTCAACTCGAACCAGAAGGTCCAGGCTGGGCCGTCCGGTGCGGGGTTCTACTCGAGCGCCACGACCAACAAGGACTATGCCGGTCAGCAGACGCCGGGCGTGTCGGCTGCCACCAAGTCGGGTGGTGACGATCGCTGGGCCAAGGGCGGCAGCGGCGGCACGCTGGGCAATCGCGGCTCGCAGCCGGCGCGCGGCGGTCACTCGGCTCCGTCGTAACCCCGGGGGTTAGCATGGCCAAGGTGACCAACCCGGGCGGGATGCAACCGATGTCGCGTGCGCTGCGTCCCGGCTCGACCGACGACAACGCCAAGAAGTCGACGTTCGATCTCGGCACGCTCAAGGGCGTCAAGGATGCCGGGCCCGGTGGGCCGACCAAGATCGGCAAGGGGATCAAGATGACCCCTGCGATGAAACCGCCGTCCTTCAAGGGACGACCTAGCCCCCGTGGCAAGTAGGGGAGGCAAATGACATGGCGACCGGTGGCAAGTTCGGACCCAAGCGCATCAACCCAGGTAGCGGGCGCTTGCAGACGTTCTCGAACAAGGGATCACGCGAACAGCTGCTGCCGGGACGCAACGCCATGGAGACCCTGACGAAGGGGTCTCCATGGGACCGTTCAATGGGAAATTACGCCAAACTCGCGCCCAGTGGCGCAAACGCACCGGCCACCTACCAAGACATCATCGACATGGCTACGATGGGGGTCGACGCCAAACCAAAGTGATCCAGTTGACAAAATGTCAAAGAACCCCCTGACCGACATCGTCATGGCAGCGGCCCCCCTGAAAGCCGCTGCACCCCAACAATTCGCTGCACTGGTCGAGGCGATCCGCGCCTACGAGGTCGCGACCATCGCCGACATGGTGAGCAGTGAAAATCCCACCGACGTGTTTCGCTGCCAAGGCGGCGTCAAGCTCGTGAGCTCCCTGCGCCGACACCTTCAAGAGTGCAGCGAGATGCGGGCGACTTACCAGAGGAGAGAGCCCAATGCCTGACCCGATGCCCAAAGATGGAGTGGACCCGCTTGTCAAGCTTCCGCCGAACGTCCTCGCCGCGCGTGCCGCGTCCGACGCTGCTCACGCCGCAGTTTATGGCACGCCTGATCCGAACAACCCGGACCCGAATGCTCAGGTCGTTGTACCGCCCAACGGTGCTGCGGCACATGCAAACGGGCAGGGCAATGGTCACGCACCCGGTGGTGATCCTCCTGAGGAACAGCTTGATAACCACGACGGCACGCCGAACTGGGAGAACCGCTTCAAGGCGCTGAAGGGCCGGTTCGACGCCGAGACACGCCGGCACGGCGAGACGCTCGGTCAGTTCGAGCAGCGCATGCGCGAGCAGGCTGCCGAGATCGCCCGGCTGTCGCGACCGCAGTTGCCGGGTGCCGCCTCGATGGCGGCGCGCTTGATCACTGACAAGGACAAGCAGGACTTCGGCGAGGACCTGATCGACGTGATCAAGCGCGCCGCCATCGAGGCGGTGATGCCCCAGCTTAAGCCGCTCGCCGAGACGGTGGGTCAGGTGCAGGCGCGCGTCGATACGACCACGCAGGAGACCGAGCGCCAGTTCCTCCACCGCATGCACTCATCGATGCACGACGCGGTGCCCGGTTGGGACGCCCTCAACAAGGACCCAAATTTTATTGCTTGGACGAAACAGAACGATGTATATTCCGGCCTCAACCGGCAAGAGCTACTCCAGAGGGCGTGGTACGCAGGCGATAGCAACCGTGTCGCTGCCTTCTTTCAGGGGTACCTTGCAGAGGAGGCTGCTATCGACCCGGCAGCTGCAGAGGCCCGCCAGCGCGCGGTGGGTGGCACCAACGGACACGCGGCCCCGCCGCCTGCTTCGACCGAGCCACCTGCGTCAGCGCCTCGCGTGACACTCGCGCAGTTGGCGGCTCCTGGCAGAGCCCGAGCGGCGGCTGGTCCCCCGCAAGGCAAACCCGTCTGGACGGCCGCTGGCATTTCCCAGTTCTACATGGATGTGGCTAACGGAAAGTTCCGAGGACGGGATGCCGAGCGTGTCGCGACTGAGGCTGACCTTATGGCGGCCCAGCGCGAAGGACGCATCCAGATCAACCCGCGCACGGCCACCACGGTCCCAGGCAGGTAACAAACCGCTGGCGTGGTGATCGCAGGAGGCCCCCATGGCTGTTTATCCTCTTGCTGGTTCTGGCACCACGCCAGCCATCTACCCCACCGGCTCACTGACGCCGAACCCGGCGTACTCGCATACCGTCATTCCCGAGATTTGGTCGGGCAAACTGCTGGAGAAGTTCTACGCCAGCACCGTGCTCGCCGCGATCTCCAACACCGCCTACGAAGGCGAGATCAAGAACCAAGGCGATACGGTCCACATCCGGACCAAGCCGACGATCACCATCAACGATTACCTCGCTGACGGTGGCATCGTCGTGGAGCGCCCGAGCTCCAACATCATCGACCTGCTGATCAACAAGGGTAAGTACTTCGCCACCATCCTCGACGACGTGATGGAGGTGCAGTCCGACCTCAACCTGATGGGCATGTGGAGCGACGACGCTGCCCAGCAGATGAAGATCAAGATCGACAGCGATGTGCTGCTCGGCATCCTCGGCACCGCTTCGGCGGCCAACCGTGGCCTCACTGCCGGCGCGATCTCGGCGTCGATCAACCTCGGTGTCACCGGCACGCCTCTGGCGGTTGCGGCCGAGGACGATCCGGTCGGCGGCGATGTCTCGATCCTCACCGTGCTCCTGCGTCTGGGACAGGCGCTAGACGAGCAGAACGTCCCCGAAGAGGGACGCTGGGCGATCATCCCGACGTGGGCCGCGACCAAGATCAAGCAGTCGGAACTGCGTCAGGCTTACCTCTCGGGTGACCAGACCTCGATGCTGCGCAACGGGCGGCTGGGTCAGGTCGACCGCTTTACGATCTACGTGTCGAACCTCCTGCCGAAGGGACCGATCACCGGACCACCGGCGTTGGCTGCGGGCGAGTGGGTGATCTACGCCGGTCATCCGCACGGCCTGACGTTCGCGTCGCAGGTCTCGAAGGTGGAGACCCTGAGGTCCGAGCACACCTTCGGTCAGATCCTGCGTGGGCTGCAGGTGTACGGCTACAAGGTGATCGACCCGATTGCGATTGCGCAGGCGATCGTCACCCCGGCGTAACTCCGGAGGTTAGGGGGCGGGCTCACCACCCGCCCCCTACTTTCCACTTAACGGGGTGAGAGATGCCTGACGTCACGGTTACGCCGACGCTGACGATCTCTGCCACCGCTCCAGCCTCACCGGCTGCGGGCGATTTGTGGTGGAATAGTGCGATCGGTATCTTCTTCGTCTACTACGATGACGGCTCGTCGCAGCAGTGGGTGACCACGCAGCCGGTCAAGTACATCAACCTTGCCGAGATCAAAGGCCCTGCCGGGGGCGATCTTGTCGGCTACTACCCCAATCCGGTCGTCAAAGATGCGGTCGAACTCGAGTATCCCGAGCTCCGCAACCCGCTCGCCCTGAACGACTACACGCAGCGACTGGCGTCGACCAAGTGGGTCACCGACATGTTCGCGTCGTTCGGCCTGCTCGGTCAGATCACGTCGGGCCCCGGCATCCTGCTCAACCCCGATCCGCTGGCGGGCGACAGCACGATCTCGCTCAGGCCGCAGACCGTCGACCCGACAGGGACCTACGGCGCTGCCAATCGCACCGCGGCGTTCGATGTCAACGAGTACGGCCAGATCACGGCTATCATCGACGTGCCGATCCCGCCGATCAATTCGCCGGCCTTCACCGGCACGCCGACAGCACCGACAGCAGGCCTCGGCGTCGACAACACTCAGATCGCGACCACGGCGTTCGTTCGTGACATTTTCGATGCGTTCGTCCCAGGCACCTACGCGCCGCTGAACTCGCCGGCCTTCACCGGCACGCCAACGACGCCGACGCCCGCTGCCGGGCCGGGTTTCCAGATCGTCAATCAGAACTGGGTCAACACCTACTTTTTGCCGCTCACGGGCGGCACGCTGACGGGTCCGCTGACTATCGCCGTTCCAGCTGCAGGCACGCTGGCTACGCTCAGCGCAAACGCCGACACCTTCGCAATGCAGGTGATCACCAACGCGAGCACAGGCGCATCATCTCAAGCGATCCTCCGCTTGGCTGCCGGTGCCCGCAGTGCCGATCGTCGTGTCGACTACACCGGCCAGTATCTCTACGATGTCGGCAGCGTTGGCGGCATCCCCAATTTCTTCAGCGACTTCGACAATCACAGCTGGAGGACGCTGGCTGGCGTCACCAAGTGGTCCCTCACGACGACACTTGCCACACTCGCGCTGCCGCTCACGTCGACCGGTCGGGCGACCATCCTGAACGCCACGGCGGTTCCCGCTGGCGGCACGCAAGGTGCCGGCTACCTGCTGTCGAGCGTCGCCAACTTCGGTGTGATCTTCGGCTCGGGTGCTCCTGCGGCATCGATGGCGCGCGGCTCGCTCTACCTGCGCTCCGATGGTCCGCCCTACTACAATACCAACGGCACGACAGGATGGGCACCGGTCGGCGGCAACGTCACGGTGAGCGACACTGCGCCGGTCGCGCCGCTCGATGGCGAGCTCTGGTGGAACAGCGTCCTCGGCGACTTGTACATTCGATACAACGACGGCAACACGACGCAGTGGGTGGCGGCGTCGCCCAAGCCCAACCCGAACTTGGTCCAGTGCGCGTTCAATGTGCGCACGACGGCGAACAACGTGCTGGGCGGGCCGGGTTCGATCAACTGCTTCCGTTCTCTTGCGACGCCGGTCAAGGATTACGATCCCGCTAGTGTGTGGAACGTCGCCACTGGTGTTTTCACTGCACCGTCCAACGGTCGCTACCATTTCCATGTGCAAGCCTACATGCAGGCCAGCGCTCTGGCGGCTGTGGAAGTAGCGATGACCCATAGAAATTCAGGCGGGGTCATCAGGGTATGGGGGTCGATCCAGACGGCTGATGCTAATGGCTACGGCTCAGCGGCTGTCATTGATAACGACATTCAAATGACTGCTGGTGACACCATCGATTTTTTCTTCTCAACAGCCGTTGCTCAAACGATAACGATGATCCCATCGGGTGGACCTATCGTGGCCAACCTCTGCTGGGTCTCCGGCCACAGGATCGGTGACTGATGATCGACTTCCCCGCCACGCCCGTCGCCGGCCAAATCTTCTTCGCGCCGAACGGCGTCGTCTATCAGTACTCCTCGACCTACACGTCCTGGGTGCCGGTTGCGCCATCGAGCGGCGTGCAAGGTGACGTTTATGGGTTCGGCACTGGGGCGCAGATCGCGCCAACCGTGATCAACACATGGTTCTCGGCAAGGTTTCCAACGATCATCAGCGGCAACCAGACCGGTGCCTACAACACGACGACCGGGGCTTTCACCCCGCCTGCTGGGCGGTGGCGCATCTGCGCGAACGCGACGTTTAATAGCTCGGCGAGCGGTCTTGTTGGGCAGATCAAAATCCGCAAGAACACGGTCGACGTTGTGACCACGCCACCTGCCCTGACGACAGGGGCGGCAAACGCCTATGGAACGGTGACGGTCGAGGCGGTCGTCGACGCCAACGGCACCGATGTCTTTGACATCCAAACACAAAGCACCGTGTTGTGGTCGAACGCGTGGGGCAACTTCGTCGCGTTCCCGATCTCGGGCGCGCAGCAGTTGCCGGGCACCGGCAGTTCGTGGCGTCTGATCTCGCGCACGGTGATTGCTGCACCTCAGGCGACGCTCGACCTCCAAAACATCCCGGCTGACATCAACGATCTTGAATTGCGGTTTGACCTCCTGCCGGTGAGCAACGACACCGGGTTGTTCCTCAAGTTCTATGATGGTGGTGGCACACTGCAGAGCGCCAACTACGTTTTCACCACGGATGCGTCGCAGACCAACATAGCGGGAGGGGGTGCATCGGTTGTGATGAATAGCGTTGCGCTGGGCTCGGCCGTGGCAGGGGCGCTGAGCGATACCCGATCTACACGAGGGGTCAACAATACGAGCCTTGGTGGTGCTCGTGGGCGAGCAACGCTCAACAACATCCGGGATACGACGCGCGTCAAGTCTTACGACTTCGTGGCGAACCACCTGAGCGGCGACGCTACTACTTGGATTGCCGTCACTGGCAGCGGCATGCGCAACACGACTGGGACCAACATCAGCGGTCTTCAGCTTCTGTTCGGTACGGGCAACATCGCCAGCGGCGTCGTCTCTCTGTGGGGTTCACCATGAACATGTGGGTCAGGCGCAACGCGCACGGCAAGATCGAAGCGGCGGCGTTCGACAAGATGGAGGGCTACGACGAGGAGTTGCCGACTGACAACCCGGAGCTCGTCGCCTTCCTCACCAACCAGTTCCTGCCGGCCGACTTCTACAGCAAGGCGGGGCGCGAGGGACTGATCGAGCGGCGGGCCCGCGCGTTCGATCGGAAGGGCACGACCGAAGCGCAGCTGGCAGCGATCAACCTGAGAATGGGAGTTTGAGATGGCTTACATCGGTTACGATCAAAAGTCGGTCGGCGGCATGCAGCTGGCCGAGGTGATGGGCGAACTGCAGTCGGTTGCCGACAAGATGCGCGATCTGGCGGCGTGGGTCGGTCAGATCCATGGCGACGGCCAGAACCCTACTCTTGAGGACAACCCCGATTTCAAGGTCGAGGCTGGCCAGGGGCAGGCTTTCAACGATACATTCCTGCAGATCAACGGCGACCTCGTGACCTTCATGGCAACCAACCGAGAGAAGATCGAGCGGCTGGCACGAGGTGCCTAACCCCGGGAGTTAGACTATGGAAAATTTCAAGTTGAACCTGCCGCAAGAATGGGTCGGTCGTATCCTGCAGCTGCTGGCTGAGCATCCCTACAAGCAGGTCGGCGATCTGATCGACGGCATCAAGAGCCAAGTCGGGCAGCAGATGGCAGAGGCGCGGATGGGGATGCAGAACCCCGGTCAGGGTAACGGCGTCACTGAGACGCCTAAGGAAACGGTGCAGTAATGGATTTCGACTTCCCACTTGACCCGGTTCTCTACCAGATTTGGACCGCTCCCACGGGGGCGGTCTACGTGTGGAACGGGTCGGCGTGGGTTGTCGGCACCTACAACAGCACGACGCAGGACTTCTCCCAGATCGGCGGCATCATCGCTCAAGTGAGAACTCTCCTGCAGGACGTGTCGCTGCTGGGCAGCGAGTATCGCTATTCCGACGACAGCTTGATGATGAACCTCAACATGGGCCTGCTCGAGATGTTCAGGATCAGGCCCGACATCTTCCTGTCGCAGTACTTCACGGTGCCGCAGTACACGGTCGGTCAGTTCGACAACGCGATCCCCATCGAGCAGCAGTTCATCCCGTCGCTGGTCTACTACGTCGTCGGCATGACGCAGCTGCGCGACGATGAGGGCGAGCAGGACGCGCGGGCCTCGGCCTTCCTCGGCAAGTTCACCTCTTCGCTTGTGGCGGTGGCGTAATGGCTCCCCCGATCCATCCTTCGGTGTTCGACCGCATCTACGCTGACGTGCGCAAGGACTTGCCGTCGGTCGCGCAGGCGACGATCAACCAAGAGCTCTTTCGGGTGATGGACGACTTCACTCAGAAAACCAACATCTGGCAGGAGACCCTGCCGGTCGCGGTGCTGCCCAACGTCGTGAGCTACACGCTGACGCCGACGAACGGCAAGGTGAACCGGCTGATCTTCGTCTACGACACGGCGAACGAGGGGGCGAAGTACTGGCCGCGTAGCGGCATCGCCATGCGGGTGCCCGGTATCCTCACGCTCTACTACCCGCCCAACACGGCGGCGAACTGGGCAGCGATCGTCGCCAAGCGGACCTACACGCCGTTCGATGTCGACACCGGCTATCCCATCATCGATGACTGGATCGTCGAGAAGTACGCCGACACGATCGGTCGCGGCATCATCGCCCGGCTCATGCTGGAGCCGCAGAAACCCTACTCTAACCCGATGCTCGCCCAGGTGAACCAGCGCGCGTACATCTCGGGCTGCGGTGAGGCGCGAGCCAACGACGGTCACGCCAACATCTTCAACGGTCAGAACTGGGCCTATCCGCAGGGCTGGTCGACCGTCACTCGCAAACCGTGGGCTTGAGATGCAGGTCAAACACGCCTTCACCAGTGCCAAGGCTGACGGTCCCGACAGCACACGGCTGAGGCCGTCGAACTGGAATGCCGACCACGAGGTGCTCGCGACCAACGGACCTTCGGTGATCGGCCGGCTGGCGGCGGGTCCCGGGGTGATGACAGAGATCCCGCTGGCCCAGCTGCTGCCGCTCGGCGTTTGCCTGCCTTACGGCGGCAGCGCGGCTCCCACCGGCTGGCTGCTCTCTTTCGGCCAGCTGCTGAACCGCACGACCTACGCCCTGCTGTTCGCTGCCATCGGCACGAACTTCGGCGCTGGTGATGGCGTGACGACCTTCGGCGTGCCGGACCTGCGCGGCGTCGTGGTTGCCGGTAAGTCGGACATGGGCGGCTCCAATCGAGGCAACCTGCCGGGCGGTACGGTGCTGGGCGCGCAGCTGGGCGTGGCAGCCAACTCAGCCGGCGTGTCGGTCACCGTGGCAGGCGGTATCTCGGGCTCGACCTTCGGTGGCCTGAGTGTCAGTGCGTCGGGCCAGACCGCAGGTCCCGACAGCTGGATGAGCCGTGGCGATCAAGGTGCCAGCACGCTCGTTGCCTCCGAGAGCCACACCCACTCGGTCACCGTGGCAGGCAGCGCTGGCGGAACGCTTGGTGTCACCGGTAGTTTCAATGGTAGTGGCGGCGGCGGCACGGCAGCATTTTCCATCGTACAGCCGACCATCGTCATGAATTACATCATCAACACTGGCGTGTAGAGTAAGCCTGCTTAAACCTTGAGGAGGACTTTGAAATGGCTGACGAACCGACCAACACGACCCCGCCCTCGCCGACGCCTCCGGAGCCGATTGCGCCGGGAGCAGCGCTGACGCCGGCAACTGAGCCGACCAAGTTTGTCGACCCGATCGCTCCGCCCAAGGAAGGTCCGCGGTCGCTCGACCGTGCGGCCGACCTCAACCAGGATCGCCAGCGCGTCCAGCGCGAACGTCCGAGCTTCGGCGAACGCATGGACCGCGAGCGGGCCCGTGGTGCCGAGGTGGCAGCGTCGAACGCGGCCAAGTTCGAGGAGGCGCAGAAGGCGCGTATCGAAGAGGAACTGGGCGAAGGCGAGGAACGCGCTGAGGCGGACGCCAACCTCAGGAGCGAGCTCGAGAAGAACGCCGAGGCGATCAAGGCGCAGGTGGCCGATCTGCCGCCTCCGGGCCCCGGCATGCAACAGCCCAACCCACGTGCAGTGGCAGCGACCATGGACCCCAACAACCCGTTGGTGAACCCATCGGCCGTCGACCAGAGCCCGCGCTTCATGCCACCGGGTGCGCGCACACCGGCACCGGTTGCGCCTGAGGACACGGTGCAGACGCAGGTCGCGTCCAAGCCGCCGACTGAGGAGCATGCTCAGGCCGGCATGGACAACCTCGGTGCGGCCAACACTCCCCCGCCCGATGCGGGTGAGCCCGATCCCAAGCCGCTTCCGTAACCCCGGGGGTTAGATGGGTGCGCTCAAGTTCGACAAGTTCGGAGGGCAAATCCCGGCGATCGACGAACGTCTGTTGCCGCAGGAAAACGCCGCCTATTCTCAGGATGCGTTCCTTCAATCGGGTCGGCTTGAGCCGCTCGCTGCCGACGTTGAGATCCATGTGCTTGCTGATCCGGAGGCGCGCTACGCCTTCCGCATCCCCAAAGAAAATCCTGGCATTGACAATATGTCAGACAGCTACTGGCTCGAGTTCACCGACCCCGAGACGTCGGTCGTGCGCTCGCCGGTCACGAACGCTGACAGGTTCTACTGGGCCAACCGCCAGGGCCCGCCCGGCTACACCACCAAGACACGCGTCGCTGCTGGCGACCCACCGCTGATCCTCGGCATCCCGCGCCCGGCGATACCACCCGGTGTGACGCCGGTCGGTGGTACTGCCCCCACGGTCACGCGCGGCTACGTCTACACCTGGGTCTCGTCCCTTGGCGAAGAGGGCCAGCCCAGCCCGCCGACGGTGGTCGTGGGCAACGTCAATGCCACGTGGAACCTCACCTTCACCGCGCCGACACTGGCTGACACGACCGATAGGTTGCTGGCGTTCACGCGCATCTATCGCACCGAGGTGGGTCTCTCGGGCGAAGCGGGCTTCTTCTTCGTTGATGAAATTCCCATCGCGACGCTGATCTATGCCGACACCAAGACGCCGGCTCAGGTGGCTTCGGCTGAGCAGCTGCAGTCCGAGAACTGGTCCGGCCCACCGGTCGATCTGGTCGGCCTGATCTCGATGCCCAACGGCATGATCGCTGGTTGGAAGGACAATGAGATTTGGTTCTGCGAACCGTACCGCCCGCACGCGTGGCCGGTCGCCTACATGCAGACCATCGAGGCACCCATCGTCGGCTGTGGTACGATCGACCAGAACTTGATGGTGCTTCCTTCTGGACAGCCGTACGTCGCCTCGGGCATTCACCCGTCCGTGATCGCGCTCCGGCAGGTCCAGCCGCTTGAGCCCTGCACTTCCAAGCAATCGATCGTCAGTACGCCCAACGGCGTGCTCTACACGTCGAACAACGGGCTGATCCTGATTGGCCCGGGCGGCGGTGTGAACCTCACCTACGACATCATCCGCAAGGACGAGTGGCTCAGGCTGGCCAACCTGCAGACCATCGCGGCGACCTACTTTATGAACGGCTACTACGCCTTCTCAGGGGCGGTCGAGGGCGTGTTCCAGACCGACCCGCCGCCGACCGAGGACGCGTGGGATACGTTCGACGACTTCGTTCAAATGGAGAATTTCCTCGGCACCGAAGTGGGGATGCACATCTCGCTGTCGGATCAGCGGCTCGGCTATATGACGATCACGTCGGAACATCCGACCTACAACGTCCTGCTCGACCTCTTCACGGGCGAGACGATGGTGCTGCGCAACAACCGCATCTACCACGTCGATCGCCGCACCTACGCACCGCGCCGGTCCTACGTCTGGCGCTCCAAGGTCTTCGAGCTCAACTACGCAGAGAATTACGCCGCCGCCAAGGTGTTCTACGCACCGCCCAACGGGCCGCCTGCCGATGGGCCGACGATCTTCCGGATGTACGCTGACGGCGCTTTGCGCTACAGCCAGCCCCTGCCGCCATCGGGCAAGATGTTCAGGCTGCCCTCTGGACAGCGTTACCAGACGATGCAGTTTGAGCTAGAAGGTCAGAACATGGTCTTCAACATGCAGATCGCGTCGTCTGCTCACGAACTGAGGCAAGTCTGATGGCTATGACCCTCACTGCTCCATCGATCCCCGAGCCGGCCAAGGACAACCAGTCCCTGCTGCAGGCGGTGCTGGCGATCAAGCAGAACATCGAAATCACCCAAGGCACGCGCATGAGCGTTAACCTCGTGGCGGGTCAGACCGCTGCCCAGAAGGGTGTGAACGAAGCGATCTACCGCTTCACCCATCCGTAAGGGGTGACCTATGGCCGTCCTCAACCCATCCGAATACGCGACCAACTGGAACTCGCTGTCAGGCGGGTCATCGTCGCTCGGCAACCCTGCGGACCTCGGGCCGTACCGTGGCGCGCAGCAGACGCGCGGTGCGACCTACGACAACCGCGCCAACGCGCAGTACGACTGGGGCGTCGGCAAGGCCAACGAACTGGACGATCTCGGCAGGAAGGTCACCGACCAAGCGCTCGACACCAGCAAGGTCTGGAACGACTACGCGACCTCGGATCGCAACTTCTGGGAGGGCACCTACAAGCCTGCGATGCAGGAGCAGATGGACTTCGCTCGCGGCTACACGACGGACGCGCGCAAGGCGGCGAACCGTGGCGGGGCGATGGCCGATGTCGGTCTGACGTTCGACAGCGCTGCCGACATGAGCAAGCGGGCGCTGCAGGGCTACGGCGTCAATCCCAACTCGGGTGCGTTCATCGGCCTCGATGCCGGACTGGCGGCAAGCCGTGCCAAGGCGCTGGCGGGAGCGGGCACCAAGTT